GGCTGATCCTAAAAGAGGGACCGCCGGGAAAGTATCAACCACAGAAACACAGCTCCAGCTTGATCTGGGGTTGGGGGTAAGCCATGTCAGTTAACAGAATGGGGCCGCCGTGTCCTGCTTGCGGTTCATTGACTACTGATGTCATGCGCACTTGCCGCAGTGAAACAGGAGATTTTCATCGCCGCCGTGAATGCCCATGCTGTAATCATCGGTTCAATACAATTCAGATGAGAGAACTTTTGGCACCACCAACGAGCGCCAAATGGAAAGATCGCAAGGTCACAATCAACTGGCGTCGTGTCAGTAAACAACTGCTTAGCCTGTTGCAATGAAACGCGAGACACTGCACCTGCCGGGTGGTATGTCGGTTGAAACCGGCAAGGATTGGAACGGGCGGTATTTTATCTGTTACGCCAAGACTGCCAGCGTCATCGTCAGGACAGACAAGGAGATTAAACGCTTCCTGCAGTTGCCCATCAAGACGCCGAGTCGCGATTCTCTCGATTCTTGGTTGGCATCACTCGCAGCAGCAGACCAAAGCAAAACTCACCAAGCTCCATCACTATGCCAAGAATTATCAGCAGAACATTTACAAACGGGTTTTGGACCCGAGTGTCATCTTGATCAATCTGACCCGAATCATCAGACTCGGACGATAATTTAACATTATCGCCAAAGGTCATAATCATCTCAAGTTCAGCAATGTGCCCTGTAGCTTGCCTGACCAACTTGGTGTAGTAAGCATTTTGCTTGACGAGGGATGAGCAAAGATGCGCTAACTGCTCAATGTCTTCGCAGCGATACGCTGATCTACATTGATTCTCCAAACGGAGTTCTTCCTCTACGGAGAACTCAACGACCATCCACTGCCCCCAAGTCATTGGTTTTAGGCATATCAATCACGGTAGCGAGGGAAGCTAACCTTGGCTTGTCGCGCAGTTTTTATGGCTTCCATCTCCAAGGCTGGTCTCTCGCTAATTAAAGAGTTTGAGGGGTGCAGACTGACCTCTTATACCTGCGCTGCTGGAGTGCTGACCATTGGCTATGGCAGCACTGGTCCGCACGTTACGCCAGGCAAAACCATTACCCAAGCCGAAGCTGATGCGCTGCTGCTAAAAGATGTGGCGCGGTTTGAAAAGGGCGTGGATGACCTGATTACTGTGCCGCTGAAGCAGTGCCAGTTTGATGCACTGGTCAGCTTTGCCTTCAACTGCGGCAATGGCGCACTGGAGGAATCAACACTCCGCAAGCGGCTAAACGCAGGCGAGGACCCGAACACCGTCGCCAAACAGGAGCTGCCGCGTTGGACAAATAAGGGCTTGGCAGGCTTGGTGCGTCGCCGGACGGCTGAAGTCAACATGTTCTGCTCAGGTGGCGGTGCGGCAACAGCAGCAAAGACCACGGACCTGACCGCTACCAATAACACCCTGCTAAAAAAGGAGCCGGTGCCTAGCTCTGAGCTGGAAGACAACGAAAAATCAGAAATCGACAAGGGCAAGGAGTTTAAGGGTGCCAAGGTTCTAGCCACTCAAGACAACCACACCCAAGTTGAACTGCCTTACGGGCTTGGGACTTGGTGGCTCTTTGATGGGCACTGGGCTGAGCTGGATGGCAAAGAGGACAAGCCCGAGCCTGCTGGTGATGGCAGTGTCAACCTTGCCGTGCCGTACTTCAACCAAGTTGACAACTACACGCAAGCCCAGCGGACCTGCAATAGTTCAAGCTGTGCCATGTGCTTGGCGTTCCTAATGCCAGGCAAAATCAAGGGCGATGATGATTACTTGCGCAAGCTGCTAACAGGCGGCTATGGCGACACCACCGACCATGGCGCTCAAGGCAGACTGCTGGCGTCGTATGGCTTGAAGTCAACTTGGCACACCAACCTCGGCTTTGATGACCTAGAGAAGGAAATCAAGGCAGGTCGCCCGGTGGTGATCGGCATCCTGCACCGTGGCAGCCTTGCCGCACCGACAGGCGGTCACATGCTGGTAGTACGTGGCATTACTGCCAAGGGTGACTTCATCGTCAATGACCCCTACGGCAGCGTCAACGATGGCTACAGCGGTCCTGTAACCAACGGCAATCAGGCTGTTTATAGCCGCGCCATGCTGCAAAAGCGGTGGCTGCCTGAGGGTGCCAAATCGGGCTGGGGCAGGAAGTTCCAGCCCTAGCCAGTGCGCTTGCCTGACTGGCTCCACACCTTGAACCAACTGTTCTTGCGGGTGAAGAGACTGTCAGGCAGACGTTCCTCTAGCTCGGCAATAGCGGCTCGATGGTACGGGTCGCTTTTGTCAAAGTTCTCAAAGAACTTGATGAGCTTCAGCTCCTTCACCGACGCTTGGGCAGCGTCAACTTAAGCACCTGCAGGATCAACTGCACCCAGCTATTGGACTTCAGCGGGGACATGCCGATGATTTCCGAACCAGCGGCAATAACAACGCCAGCGATGGCAAGCTGTTCAGCGGTCATACAAATAAAGCAGACACCTCAGGCTAAGGCTTGACCTCAAGTTTGGCGATCCGCTGCTCGATCTGGTTTAACCGACCGAAAACTTCTACGCGATCAGTACGGAAGTCGTCGTGCAGTTGCTGGATCTTTTCAGCAACGCTTTCTACTGCCATCGTCAGCCTGAGCACAGAGTCCCGGCTTTCGCCGCTGCGGCGTGAAACACCTGTGAAAGCCATTGCCGCTACAGAGATGCTGGCTCCTGTAACAGCAGCAAGAATCTCAACCACGTTCAGGGCTTTAGCTACGCTCTCATTATGGCAACACCTCGGCGCCGGTCCCCTAATAACACTCGGATTGCCGAGCTGGTCCGGCTGTCGGTGCTCACATGGACCGCAACCTTATTGACTGCCAGCTATGCCGGTTTGCTGCCTAAAATGGACCCTACCTTTATTGCCAGCATCTTTACCGGCTCGCTGGCTTGGTACGGTATTAGCAAGATGGAACGCGATGAAACATCGGCTCCTACAGTGAAGCCATCGCGTCCACCTGCAAAAAAGCCATGAAATGGCGTCTTCTGCTGCTGGTCTTGGTGTTTCCCGTTCCGGCAATGGCTCAGTCGGTCACGCCCAACTTCACCCAGGGCAGCATGACCAGCACGACCACCACAACGCAGACCATCAACGAAACGATCCAGACGCAGGTCTTTGGTGGCGCTTATCGCAGTGTGTCAGCCACCAACGTGACGCCAAGCGGGGACATCAACGCCGCTGGTACTACCTTCAGCGTTACAACCCCTGGCAATACCTACAGCTTGGAAGTGGTAACCCGTGCCGCTGGCATCGTCGAACAGACAGACATCACCCGCACCATTACAACCAACGCCACCACCAACTCGCTGTCTGTCTTCTCGCACTAGTCCTAGCCTTGCCAGCCAAGGCACAAGACAGCGGCGGCACCACGGCAATCGCTAATCCTGTGGCAACCTCAACCGGCAGCGTGAGTAATCAAGCTGTCCAGATCAATCAAGGTAGTTACAGCCAACAAGGCTTTGGTGGCGGGCACATTTGCAATAGCGCTACCATGGTGTTCACGCCCTTTTACTTGGGCAACGATATATATCAATTAGAAGCGCCTTACACGCGCAACGCTAACTTCGGCGCACAGGTCAGCCTCAGTGTGCCGTTGGACTTTGAGATGGTCAACCTGTGTAAGCAGCTAGCTAAGCGCAAGCTAGAGAAGGAGCGGCTGGACTACGAACTGGTGCGTCTGATCAAATGCACCGAGGTCATGAAGAGTGGTTTTACTTTTGCGCCGGGATCGCCGTTTGCAACGATCTGCAGTGACGTTGTGCCAATCTCTGCCGCGCCCAAGACTTTACCGGCTTCCCCCGCATCTTCTGCAACCGCTTCACCGCAACGCTAATCACTGGCTTGAAGAGCGACACCAACCGCTTAAACAATGCTGTCGCACCAAGCGTGGCGGCAACACTGATAACACTGGTGGTTGCTGCGGCGCTCAAAATCTCCGCCTTTGGCACAGGGATTTGTATTGCCGTGCCCGGTAATGTGATTGTGGTTGTCTCTGCGCTAGTTGGTTGTGCAGGAGCCTCAATCGTTTTGGCTGGTTCTTTTTCGGGCGACGGCTCCCACGCTGGCGGGGGTTGGATTGCTATTGGCGGTATTGATGCCGGTGTTATGGCTAATGTCGCAGCAGGTTTCTCAGGAGGTTGCTCCTGGCTCGCGGGTGGTATGCCTACGTCGTTGACCGGGGCGTAGGGATACACCATCGGCGTATAAGAAGGCACCACCGCCCGAGGTAATTCCAGCCATGGCGCTGGGATCTCAGGCGGATTAGCAAGTGGCAGTGCCGGCAGCAGGACCGGCGGTTGCATTAACCCTTACCTTGCCCGCGTGTCTTTTTCCTGCCGTGATTAGGCAGGCTGTGTTGACCTTGGCCTTGTTGAGATTTTTTCGGCTTGCCTGGTACGTGCTGGACGCTGGCGGTGCCAACCTTGGATTTGACAGCCATCAGATCCCGAGCAACTCCTTCAGCTCCTCCACCGTCAGCCCACTAGCGGCCAGCTTTTCAGCAGGCGTCAGCTCGGCAGGTGGCTCAGGTTGCGGGCGGGATTCGATCTCCGCGATTTCTTCGGCGGTCAGTTCGACGATTTCCTGCTCGCCGGTTTGTAGGTCAACAACAATGCGGTGCATGGTTCAGCCCTCAAAAAGGATGTTGATGGTGCCAGCATCGAACGTGTCGGTGCCGTTGACGGTGGTAATGCGAATACCTGTTAAGGCTGCTGATAATGAGACAGTAGCCGCAGCAGTTCCAACACGCGCACTAGCAGAGTCTCCCCCACACCAAGACATACTCCAGCTGTTGCCAGTTATGTTATTGATCACAATGGGTCCAACTCTGCTGTAACTAGCACTGCCATCAGCCATAATTGCCATGCCAGTTGTTATATTAGTCACTAGAGATCCAGTGCCCGTTAAAGAAATATATGAAAGACCGTTATATCCAGATGTAGTAGGTGTAAATGATCCTGTTCCTAATTGGAGCTGAACTACACTTGTTCCATTTGTAGAAACTCTATCAAGCATCACCGTCACCCGCTTGACCCAACTCGGGATGCTGGTGAAATCAATCGACGTGCCACTGGTCGAAGCAACGGCAGTGCCCGACTTGATCGTGCCTTGAATTGTGGTGCCGGTGATTGTGGTGCTGCTGAGCGTGGCAATCGTGGCGCTACCGTCAGTCGCCAGCACGATATTATTGCTGCCGGAGCTGGGGTTCTTGAGGTTGGTCGTGGATAGCGTGCTCATGATCAGCCCTCGTAGAGAATGTTGATCGACCCCGCGTCAAAGGTGTCGGTGCCGTTGACGTGTGTCAGGCGGACGCGATCAAGAGTGGCTCCTAACGCGATACTTCCACCACCACCTGCCCCTAGCGTTGATGTACCGCTTACGCCGCCGCTGTAAGAAAACACCCAAGTGTTGCCAGTTAAGTTTGTAATGATGGCATTGCCATGTACTACTTCTCCCGCTGCACCGGCATAAACGCCAAATCCGGCAGTCGTTGAAAATGGTGCGCCGAAATACCCATAACTACAAACATAGCCCGAAGTTGTTACTCCACTGCTTGTGCCAAGTTGCAAAAGGTTATGCGATGCCCCGTTGCCACTGACGCCTTGAAGCATCACCGTGATGCGCTTGACCCAACTCGGGATGCTGGTGAAGTCTTTGCTGGTGCCGCTGGTCGTTGCCTGAGCGGTTTCAAGTACCATCCGCCCGCGATCAGCAAAGCTCAGGGTGCCGCTGCCGTTGGTGACCAGTGCCTGATCGGCTGAGCCATTACCAGTCGGCAGCACCAGCGTGTTCGACCCAGCCACCGCCGGAGCGTCGATCTCGGTATAGCCCGATGTGCTGCCGTTCAGTCTGAGTGTCATTGGTTCACCTCCAGGGCGGTCTTGATGTCGTCAGGGGTAGACGCGCCTTCGATCACGTCTTGAATCAGGGCGTACTTATCGCGGATCTGCTGACGACCTGCCTCTGCTGCAACCATGTCCATGCCAGGAAGTTGCAGGGAGATGACCCGATCGAGTGGCGCAAACTCCTCAGCGCGTTGCTGACGGCGTAGGTCATGGCCGATCTCTTTGCACTTGTCGAGGTCGTGCTCCACGCAGCAGTCGCCCATCACCCAGGCATTGCGGAAGTAGCGGTCGCTGGGAATGTCGGCTTCGTCCACGATCTCGTAGGGCACGCCTTCGGGAACATCCTTCGCGGCGACTTCTTCGATGGGCAGCTCGCCGGTGGGGATGATGATGGAGACTCCGCCGGTCTCGTTTGGGTAGATGATTCGTTTCATGATGGGTTAGCGGAAGATGGCGACAAAAATATAGTCGTAATCCTGAAGAGTTCCCGCTACAGAGTATGTGCCAATTCTATGAGATCCTGCTGCCGGAGCAGTGCTGTAGCTTGGGCTTACCAATGCACTGCCTGGCGTACCCCGACCGGCGCTAGCTACTGTTGCATAATTTGCATCCACCAACGCCGTTGTAAAGTTCACCGTATAGTCGCCGGTCCCGTTATCCGTAATGCTGCTCACGTTGTAGCTGGCGCGGATTGTGTTGCGTACTAGTGTGATGTTGCCACTGGTGGTCAAACTTGTTCCAGCCGTATAGGTAAATGTGTTGGCATCTGTGACAGTTGCAACTGTATAAGTGCCGTCTACTCCAGTGCCGCTGGTGATGTCCGCAAAGACAGTATTACCGACGATCAAACCATGTGCCGTTGCGGTAACGGTGACCGTAGTGCCTGACTGTGAATAGGTGCCAGTCAAGTTAGTGTTAGCACCCGCGTTGAAGTTCACCCAGGCTTTGCAAAGCTGCCCCTGCTCAGTGGTGCCGATCTTGGCGAAGGTGACGGCGTTGGCAGCCAGCACATCAGTGTCAACCGTGCCATCAGGGATGCCGCCGACGCTGATGCCGGTGATTGTTCCAGAGCCGTTGATTGCGATTGGCATGACTTACACCACCACCCAAGAAGCGCCCGAGGGCACCGTGACCGTCACCCCCGAGTTGATCGTGATCGGACCAGCAGACACAGCGTTCTTGTTGGTAGTCAAAGTGTAGCTGGTGCCCACCGTCTGGCCATTCTCGTAAAACACATCATCAGATCCACCGCCCGTTGCGCCACCACCAATCGAACCCCATGCGGTGCCGTTGTATCCCTCAAAGGTGCTCAGCGTGGTGTTGAAGCGGATCATGCCCGAGTTGGGAGATCCTGAACGCTCTGCAGTCGTACCAGCGGGCAAGTCCAGTTGGCCGGTGCCGCTCAGCAGCACATCACCCGCAAACGTGGCGGTGCCGGTGAAGCTGGGCGATGCGGTTGGGGCAAGGCCGAGGTTTGCTGTTGCCAGCGTGCCAACTGTCACCCACGCGGAGTTCGCAGCATTGCGGACCTTGAGCAGGCCGGTGTTGGTGTCTGCCCACCACTGATAGGCGTAGGTGGTGCTGGGTTCGCTGGTGCCGCTGTTGTTGCTTGCAACTGCACTCAGCGCGTTGTTCAGGTCTGAACGGAAACTCGCGCCCGACTGGTTGGCAATGACGTAATCGTGCTGCGCCAAGGCTTAGACCTCCCTGCCGTAACCAACGGCCACATAGGTGAAGGAGCGGGACACGGCAGTGCCGGCACTGTTCTTAAATGTTACTTGGAAACCCGTTCTAGTGATACTGGCAAGTTCCAAAAAGTCACCCGTTGCCAAATTGGACGGACTGATCGCCACTGCTGGCGCTTGGTAGAAGGCATTGGCAAATGTGGCGGTATAGGTGCCAGCGCCGCTGCTGAGGCTGGCGGATTGCTCCGTGTGCTGTTGCAGTTCCATCACGGCGCCCAGCTCGTCGATAACGATGTTGACGCTGGTATCGGTTGAGGTGGCCAAGGTCTTGAACTGGAAGCCGCGACCACGCTGGACGCCGTTGACCAGCTCATTCCAGTTGCCCCAAGTCGGGGTTCCGCTGGGGTTGTCGTCAGTGCTGCGAACGTAGAGCTTGGCATCCACCTTGTCGAGGTTGTCCTCATCAATGGATGCCCACAGGTCGATGTCCTCAAACTTGTCGTCCCAGAGCGCAGAAGGCAGGTAGGGGCGGGTGACAAAGCGGCGTTGCAGGTTCACGTCGTAGCGGGCACCCATGTCGAAGGTGCTGCCAAACTCGTATTCGCCCTCGGCCACCACACCGCCGACACCATCAATCGACGGCAGCGCGTCCCAGTCACCGTCAACCGCCATGTCGTCCACGGCATCACCAGCGTCGAGGATCAGGCCATCCAGCTCGCTGGAATAAAACATATTGGTGGCGTTGCCCTGGAACGGTGGCGTGGTGGTGTCCTCCGAATAGGTGGTGACAGATAGCCGTGGGAACACCGCCGGCAGATCCACCACAACAGTCGCGGCGTTCACCGAGCGGTTGTCGTCAACGTCTGCAAACTTCAGCAGGTAGGTGCCCTCCAGCAGTGCCACGCGGCGTTCAGTGGAGTTGCCGGACACAGCGTCCACGATGCTTTGGGACTCCTCCCACACCGCACCAGACAGCACACTGGAATGACGGATCAGCACGTTGCCGCCCAGCACCACGTCGAGGTCAGTGCTCAGGTTCCAGCGCAGGAGGGCGGTGCCATCGTCGGCGGGCAGGATCGTCAGGCCGGTGACATCAGCAGGTGGTGTTGATTTGCCAGAGGAGGACAGCGTGAGCTTGCTAACGCCGGTTTGCAACAGTGCGGCGTTGAGGGTCCAGACCTCAATTTCGTAGATCGCCACACGGGCGTCGAGGATTTCGTAGCTGGTGCCCTTAGCAACGATCTGCTCGCTCCAGTTGTCGTCATCCGCGCGGTAACGGACTTTGTATCCGCTGGATCCGGTGACGCTTTCCCAGTTCAGGACGATCTTGACGCGAGCCTGACCGTTTAGGTTGTAAAGCTGCAGCGTATGGATGAGGTTTGCTGGACCTGGATATTTGATGTTTAGGTCGGTGATGTCACGGACTTGCAGTTCTTCGCCGTCTTCGACGTAGGCATATTTGCTGCTGTTGTAGGCCAGTGCCGTGACGCCAAACGTGCCATCACCACCATCAGTGACAGCAAGCACGCGCCAGGTGCTGGTTTGAATTGCGGTGTTCTGGGCAATCCAGATGCTGTTGGCTGCAGGTGCCTCGCTGAACGCCGGATCGACGGTAATGGTGCTGCCGGAAACGGCGGTGATGGGGCGCGACTCCATCCGACCATCGGGCAGGATCACTGCCAACGTTGGCGTGCTGGTGGTGGGGATGCTGCTGGCACTGGCATTGTCCACCGTGACGGTGGTGGTTGTTGCGCTGCTGATGCGTCCGCCACGACGGCTGCCAGCTCGCATCGGATCGGCCACTTCGATGATTTGCCCTGGGCGGCAGATCGTGCCAGCGTCAATCGAGGTGGCAAATGTGATCGTCTCGGCTTCGTACTGGTTGCTGTAGATCAGCCACTTGGCTAGGCGACGCGCTTGACCACGAGAGGTGCAGGCAAATGCGGTGATCTCCGTGCTGTTAAAACCGTACTTAGCGATCAGGTCTACATCTTCAACAATCTCAAACGCTGTATCGCGGGTGCCCATGTCGAAGTAGGACACCGTGACGCTATTGAAGCGGGTGCTTACGTCTGAGGTGCTGTAACCGAACTCGCCGTTGATGACGTTGCTTTGGTTGAACTGGTATGTCGCATCCTGTGGACTGTCCTGCGCGATCGTCAGCGCACCAGTGTTCCAGAACGGCATAGATAGGAACACCGAGCACAACTCATTGATGAGGTTGTATGCCTGATCCAGCGTCTGAATGTTGACGTTGCATTGGAAGCGTGGTTCTTGGCCGCCAAAGCCGTTATCGACTAATTCGTTGGCGTAGATGGAAGCCTGATAAAAGCTCCATTTGTCAATTTGTGCGGCGTCAATGTGCTGGCCAAATCCCCAGCGAGTGTTGGTGAGCAGGGCGTACAGGCACCAGGCGGGATCGGCACACCACTGAGCAGCGCCGAAAGTTCCATTCCAGACACCGGCATAGGTGACGCGCCCTGTGGCAATGTCAACCGTGGCGTTACTGGGGAGCTGAATCTTGAGGCCGCGAATCCGGTACGAACGACTGGGGATGCTGCTGAACTGTTCGGCAGAAATACGGATTGCGGTGTAGGCGCTATTCGGGTAGCGCATCTTCCGCGAAACGATTTGCGTATAACTTGCCCAGTTGAAAAGGTTGGCCAGTTTGCTGCTGGTGCTGTCTTTGGTAACACGCACCACGCGAACATCAATCGGGAAAACGCGGCCTACCAAGCTAATTTCATAGTCACGCTGGAA